GTTGCCATTATTTCTTAGTTTTAGCTTTAATTTTCTTCTCTTGTTTTAACATAGCAGCTGTAGGTTTCTTTCCAGATCCTTTATTCTTACGAATATTATTCCATAAAGAATTTTCAACACCAAGTTTATTTAACTTTTTTTTCATATTATTATATTTTTCCAAGTTTTTCCTCTATAAATATCTGCTATTGAATAATAGCTAAGTTGAAGTTTATCTGCTACCTGCTTAGGAAGAAGACCACTTGCTAATTGTTTTTTAATTTCAATTACTTGTTCTTCTGTAAGCTTAGCCATTCTATGAGAAGCTCCACTTTTCCAATTCTTTGATAAATTTTCTAGATGCTTACTTCTATAAGCATCATCTTTCCAATTTTCTTTTTGAGATATAGATTTTTTAAGTTTAGTTTCTTCTGTTCTTTTGATTCCAAGATTACTTCCAGCAATTTTAGCAACATTATAATGTGGTTTTAAATTAGTTATAAACCATTGTTCTAATTTTATAACATATTCTACTGGACATTTTGCTAATATTTCAAAACTAAAATTTTTTTCATCATATTTTTCAGCAGCTCTATTTAAAATAACACAAGACTTTATACCTTTTCTCATATGGTTCATATGTGTGTAGTATCTTTTGTACAAATTTGTAGAGCTACCTATGTAAAAATCTTTATTTAAAGTATTAGTTATTTTATAAACTATACCATGTTTACAATTTTTACATAAATATGTTTTTTTATCAATATCACTAATATTTAAAATCATTTTTTAGATTTTTTAGACATAGAACCATCAGCTCTTTTAATCATGCCACCATTTTTTTTCTTTTTAAAATCAGATTTAGATTCTTTAGCAGCAGCTTTACTGATTCCACACTTAGTAGATTTAAAGTTAGGATCATTAGTATCACATGTAGGAGCATCAGGTTTCTTTTTATCAGCTACTTGTTGCGCTTGTACTTGCTCTCTAGTCATTCCTTTAGCAGCTGCATTTCTATTAAGAATAGAATCTCTAGTTCTAATGTTTTTTTCTTTAACTAATTGTTGAGCAGCTCTCTTCTGCATATATGGAGACATTGTAGCTCCTTCTTGTGCTTTCTTAACAACACCACCAGATTTTAGTGTACTTCCTTTAAAAGGGCCTTTCTTTTTAATTAAAGGACCATTAGGAACTTTTGTTATAGCTGCCATTATTTCTTTTTATTAGATTTAGCAATTTTCTTAAATGTAAGAGCTAAAGTTTTAGCTTTTCCTGTGCAGGATTTCTTACTTATTGGTGTACATTTTCCTTTAGTACCTCTTTTTTCAATACTTTTGGAAACTTTCTGCATCCACATTCCATCTTTAGCTTTTATAGATCCACCAGATTTTAATTTTTTTCTAGTTCTTTTATCGTAATAACCTTCTTCATTACCTGCATTCCAAGGTTTATTAGTAGATAGAGCTCTATATAATTCACTGTTACCTCTTTGTTCAACTCCAGAATTATATCCTTTTTTATATTCACTACTATCTTTTGCTGTTTTTAATTTAACTTTTTCTTTAGTAGTAGGGTCAATATATTTAGGTTCATTTCTAACAATAGTTGGTTTTCTTTTAGGTTTTACTACAGCTGTTTTATCTTTTACTGTAGTACCAGCTTGAGCTTTTTTAATAGCTTTCATGACTTATTTCTTTTTAACAGACATTCCTTTCTTAGCCATTTTTGTAGCTCCTAGTTGCTTGTCTTTAGTTAATGTAGCTTTTCCTTTAGCTCCTGCTAATGTTTTCTTTTGCACTTTTGTGAATGCTCCTTTAGGATCAACAGGACCAACTCTTTTAGTAGATGCTTTAAGTCCAGATAGACTTCCACCATTTTTCATTTTCTTTTTAATAGCACCACCAGTTTTTTTGCTGGGAACATCTGCAGCACTTTTTCCAAAAATTCTACCTACATTAGGTAAAGCTTGATATATTTTTTCTGCTGTAGAAGATTTATTCATATAATTTTTTACCTGCTTTACTTGATCTTCATTTAGAGTGCCAAGTTCATTCATTATAGGTCCTGATTTTTTTACATAACTTTTATCTACAGGACCCATGCCTCTTTTTTGATGAGCTAATGCACTCAATTGTGCTTCACTCATTTTACGAGGTTTAGCTGTTGTACCTGATTGTGCCTTTTTAATAGGTCTTTTCATTGTTGCCATAGCGTTTAAATGTTATATTGGGTTTAACAATAAGATCACGATGGGTATATTGCCAAAGTTCTCCTGTTTGATTAATTATTATTGTATAGATGGTATCAGTTTCATGACCATAATCTGTCACAAAAAGTATTGATCCCTCTCCCTTGGGTGTTATAACATCTATTCTATTCTTTGGTTCGTATATTCTCATAGAGAAGAGCTTTTGTTATGATGTTATTCGTCTCCCAACACCTTAGTGTTATTAAAGGTCTTTAGAATTCACTTCTTCTATAGCTTCTTTAACAATGTCTGCTTCAACACCTTTAGCCATCACTGCTTCAATAGCAGCATTAGCTTGTTGTGCTAAAATAATTTTTGCAGCTTCTTCTGTATTAAGAATAGCTCTTAATGTGTTTAGAATTAAGCCAAATTCTCTACCAGAGAGTTCAAACTTGTCTTCAGGTCCCCAAGAGTATCTCTTGTTTGGATCATACTGTGCCATAATGTAAATTGGTTTTAAAATTAAATGTAAATGTAATAAATTATTTTTAATTATACACTCTTATTTCTATTGGTGTTGATTGCAATACTCCGTCTGTATATGCTCCCCCTATTATTGTTGTATCAATGTAAACAGTATTAGTATTTCCAAATGAATTATCTTTATTCATGAAGAAAAGATGTCCATTATTATTATCATTAGTAATAGTCCACCATGTTTTTGTAATTAATAAAATATTACCTGTAACATTTAATGAGTAACGTCCTGGCGCACTTCTAAAAGCAGTAACAGTTTGTCCTAAAGTATTTTGTAATATAACTAATGTTGGGTTAAGAACTCCTGATTGACTAATCAAAGCTGTATATACTTTATATGGGGGTGCAGTAGTAGTGGTTGTGGTTGTAGTATTTGAAGGAATTAAAGATTGAATTAAATAATCCAAATCAAGTTCTCCAGCTAACTGTTTTCTTTTTTTATTCCAAAATCCTGGTTTAATATATGTAGGCATAATATTTTAATTTATATTTTAGTATATTCTAATATTAATAAAAAATCATTAGTACTTGTTATAGCACTTCTTACTGATTCAAATGTAATATTATTTGTATTTAATGTAACAAATCCAGAAATTTCTAAAGCAAGATTTGCAGTATTTGAACCAAAAATAGGAAAAAACCAAGAACAATCTTGGCTTACATTTTCTACAGGAACATCAGGCAAACCATCTGCTTTTAAATATTTATCAATATTAAGATTATGTGTAATAACTGAACTAGTAGCAAAACCACTATAATCAGGTGCAGTAAAAGATATAACTTTTCTATAAATAGGTTTACCATCTATCCAAGTTCCTCCTGTAAGAGCTTCTGTTTGAGAATAAGAATTATTTCCTCCTCCTGAAAAAAGCTGTGTAAGATTTAATTCTCCTTTATATCCTGTTTTTTTACTAGTCCATAGTCCAGCTTTTATAAATATTGACATAATATTTTAATTAATTAAATTTATTTCAAATGTTATTATTGAGGAAGTTTTTATACTCTTACTCATATCTATTCTTAATTGAAACATGTTACAGAATTTTAATATTTCTTCTATTAACATGTTATTGTATTTAGGAACACTTGCTGCTATTCTAAAGTGATAGGCAATAGGTTTCTTTGTTATTTCTACAGAGCATAATTCATCAACAGATTCAATTACCCCTAAAAGAGAAGCAATGAATGTTTCATCATTGTCTTGCATCCTTTGAGGGAAAAATTTTCTGTTAATTTGCATATTAGTTATATACTCTTATTTCTAATCTATTTTTTTGTAACACCCCATCACGATAATCTGGAGCTCTTGTTGTAAAAATATAAAATTGGCTTTGAGCATTAATAATAGTTTCATTTGCAATATAAAATGGGTTGGTTTCCAGATTAACTGCATTCCCACCAAAATTGTCTATATCTATAGTTGTTTTATCTTCTTTAAATAAATGATCTGAATTAACTGAATATTGACCAGTATTAATACAACCAAACCAAATATTTCCAATAGTGTTTTCTAATACTGTTGCTACTGGAGCACCATCATTAAATGATAACTGTAAAGTATTAGTATATGG